TCTTGATTATTTGACAGGCAATGACGGCTCGGGGGTCGAGTTAAAGATGTATTGCACGTGGACGAAAATTGGTCGCAAATCGGTGCGGTTTACAAAGCTAAACGATGATGCGAGGCTTGTTCGTGATGATGATGGTGATGTTCTTGTTTTCAAAGTATCGTTTAAGGTAAACGACCCGATAACAGATATATCTCCTGTTGTGAATGGTATGAATGTAATAACAGATTTAAGATAATGGGGAAATGGAAAATCTTTCACGCTGATGGCACACCATTAAAAGATGAGAATGGTGCAACCATCGAAACCTTATCGTTGGACTATAACGGCTCGTGGATGGGTGAATGTTCCGTTTTAATCACCTTTAAAAACCCTGTTCCTATTCTGTTTAAGATAGGCGATTGCTTAATTTATCGCAATGAGAAGTTTGAGATAAACTACGACCCAGGCAAGATTAAACAATCACGTCGTGACACGTATGGTGAAGCATTTGTCTATGAGAATGTAAAGTTTAATGCAAAGCAAGATGAGTTAGCGAGAACAGAGTTTTTAGACATCGTGTTACATGATAATCAACTCCACTATACCTCGTTGACTAAATTTTCCTTTTACGTCTCCTCTCTTGACGATTTACTTGACAGAATACAAGCAAATCTGAATGAACAATGGGGCTTTAACGCGTGGAAGCTGTATAGCCGCAATAAATTACGTTCCCTACAACGAGGGTGTGATGAGAATGTTTGGGTTAAGACGTATGGCAACACCATTGTAGATAATGTGATTAAGTCCACGTCTATCATTGCAGATGGTTTAAACTGCTGGAGTGCTCTTGCTCTTGTTAATAGCAAATTTGATATAAATTTCATTACTCGTGGAAGAAACGTGTTCGTTGGTACGATAGGATTGCCGACAGCCCACTTGTTTGAGTATGGGAAAAACAACGGCCTATATCAGATAGAACAAAATGCAGATAGTGAGCAAGCTATTGTTACTCGCCTACGTGCGTATGGCTCTACGAAGAACTTGCCAAACAGATATTATGCTACACTTAACTTGCAAGTGTTTGGCGTGATAGATAGTATAAAAGTCAAGCAAACAGGGACGAGCCTATACACAGAGTTTATTCTTGACCTAAAATTTAAGGAATATCTATTCTTTAATGAACTGACCCAATATAGTTCTCCTTCTGCACGGATATTCTACGTAAAGATAAAGATTGGTGGTCACGTAGCAAATGCTCGTGTGTTCAAGGATTATGATAGCGACAAGATAAGGGTTTATTCTGAATATGTTGCAGGCTCGACAGACCCTGACGATAACACAGACCAGCCGTCAATGACCGATTTCGTCCAAGCCGTGAATATTGGAGCGAGGGTTTATTTCATTACTGGTGTAAAAAAAGAGCAATTCCCTGTTACCAGCAAAGATTATGCGACAGAAAACCTGCCAAATAATATGGCTGTTGACCATCTTATGTTACCAGGATTCCCAAATAAGTCTTTACAACAATGGTGGAACGAGCAAGATACGGCGACACAGAATAGAATATACAGCGGAACGAAACAACATATTTTTTCCACCAATAAATATCGTCCATTTATAGACTCGGCTAATATTGGTGAGATAGGTATTCGCCCAAGTTCTGTTTATTTCGATAGTGAGGATATAGAGAAAGGTATAGAAGAAATTTATCCTACTATTGAGAAGATGGAAGTGAATGGTGTTCGCATTGATGAAGTTCTGTCCGCTCAACAGATAGAGGATAATGGCGTGTTTCGTGATGGTGCAACCATACCAAATTTTAAAATCAACCTGAAATCAGCTATCAATTTTGATATAAATGAACTGATGCACAACTCAACAGAGCAACCATATATCGCCATGAAAGATGGTATGTGTGGAGCACGTCAATTCAAAATTGCTGCTGCGAGGAAGTTACGCGACAACACATGGGAACTTACCTGTGAACGAGTTTTAGATGACGCATTGCAATTATATTTCCCATATAACGATTACCAAATCAAGCCAAACGACCACTTTGTTTTGATAGGAATCCCCCTACCCGATTCGTACGTAGAGGCAGCATCTATCAAGCTATTGCAATTTGCGTTGAGGTTTATCGATAAAAATGACTATACACGATATATCTATTCGCCCAAGATAGATGAAATCTTCATGCAACGCCAGCACGATAAAGCTATTGCTGACACTACTGGGAATACCATTTCATTGCATGACACTATTAAGGAGGGCGACCAGCTTGCGTTCGAGGATAATGATTTACATATACAAGGGAATATAACCATCGACCAGCTTTCCATTCATGAGAGCGAGAATAAGATTCCGACATACGATGTTACTCTTCGAGAAGACAAATCTGTTGGAACGATACAAAAGATGCAGGAGCGTATCAATTCTTTAGAAAGCGGAAATGGTGCATTAGGTACAGAAAGTGGTATAACTATGCCACAGATACAACGCCTTATCGAAACATTCGGTGGGAAGCGTTTCCTAAGTAAGTTAAATCCCGACACCGCGCAAGCCGTTATCACGTTCCTAAAGGGATTGAATATTGGTACAGACCATTCCATTAATGAATTGGGTGAAGCCGTATTGAAAGCCATCACGAGTAAAGACTTCAATGCGTTAGAACAGGCAGGCTTTGGCATCACACAGCGTAGGGATGGGAAGTATCAGCTAAGCATAACCGACTTGATTGTTTGGGGCAAGGCTGTGTTTAATGAGTTGGAGATACGCAAGCTAAGCTATGTAGGAGGGAATTTTGTATTTTCCGCTTGTGGTTCAAAGATTAAGCGTGTTGTCGATAACGGCACTACATGGCGTTGCTATTTTCATCAAGATGACGGCACGACGGCTACGACCAACCTTTGGGAAGTTGATGACCAAGCGCGTTGCCAAACGTTTAATATCCGTGCAGGCGTTTATGCAGGCGTTTCCAACAGGAACTACTGGCGTAGGGTGATGGCAAAGGGTGTTGATTATATCGACCTTTCAAAGACCGATTGCGAGCAAGGAAGTGACGCGCCCCAAGTTGATGATACGCTTGTTCAGTTTGGTAATAGGACAAAGACCAACAGACAGAGCCTTATCCAAGTTGTCACGATTGGCGACGAAGCACCAGCTATTGTTTGGTATAGTGGAGTGAATAGCTATTCCTTAGCAGGGAAAACAAGTGCGATTATCTCACCAAGCAAGGTTGAGTTCTCGTCCGATTTATTCCGTTTGAAAAGCAGGAATGGTAACTCCGTTCCTTTCGTTGCCGACAGAGGTACATTCACAGCAGGAGAGCAATATGGCTACTATGATAGAGTTTCATATGATGGTCGACTATGGCTTTGTGTTGCCCCAGTAGGTACTATCGTCACATCAGCACCGAGCATGAGCAATCCTCAATGGCAGTTGCAGGTGGATAGGGGAAGCGATGGAAGCGGCATACGGATGGAGATAAATAGCGACATGGGAAGTGTGCTTTACAATGGACGTGGCACGATAACCCTCACAGCGCATATCTACGAGGGCAACACAGAAACAACTGCAAACTACGCTGCGAGCAAGTTCTCGTGGGTAAGGGTATCAACAGACACGGCAGGCGATACGGCATTTAATACAGCGCATGTTGGTGTGGGGAATAGTATCAGTGTAAACAGGGATGATGTGCTCAATGCGAGTGCAAAATTTGAATGTATATTAAATAATTAGGATATGGCAATAAAGGCAAGAGGAGAATTTACAATTTCGGTTGTCAACGATGGCAGAGGCGAAAAAACGTATATCCGTTATTCAGATGATAATGGGCAGACGTTTACAAAGGATGTTCCATTGAAAACAACAGGTGATATGTTTGCAGGGCGTAACATCTTTGCTGTTAATGCAGGATTGTTAGCCGAGGCAGGGGCTGTGCTTGACAAGAGCATACGTGGTGTGAAATGCACCAAAACAAAGAGCCTTAACAGAGTTGGGCAGCTATTTAAGCGGTTCAAAGATAACTTGCCACAGGGGCAATTCCGTATCAGTGGACGCATGAAAACGGATGGCACAACGTTCAGTGTAAACGTAAATATGGGTGGTGTAAATGCAGGCGATGTGACGGCAACACCCAACTGGCAGCCGTTTAGCTTGCTTGTTAACAATCCTGGATATAGTGATGCACCCAACTATTGCTTTGTGGACTTCCGATATGGCATGACACAACCAGCGGCTACAACGCTAAATCTCTATATTGCCGATTTAATGATAACACAGGGGAATACACCATACGACTATGCCCCAGCACCCGAAGACCAACAATTTGGCCTTACGCAAGGCAAATATATTGGTATCATGTCGTGGGATAAGCCCTATCCCCCACTCGACCCAAGCGCATATACGTGGAGTGCATTTCAAGGTCAGGATGCAGAGTTATATAAACTTAGTCCATTAGAAGAAAATGCGATTGTTGGCAATGATGGTGCATGTAAGGTTACTTTGCGCTATAATGTTACCTATATTGCAGGTAGCAAGGCTTCTAAGTACACAGGAGACGATATTACCATTAAGGCAGATAGCCGTTTGGGTGCATTGAACTTCACGAAGAAAGCCACAGGCGAATGGGAATGCGTTACCACAATAGCCGACTTTACAACGAAGAATTTAGGTTCATTCAATGTCAGTGTGATGAAAGGTGCGCAGGTATTAGACACACGTGTTATCCCAGTGACCTATTCCACACAAGCATTATTGGAAGCCAATCAGAAGTTAGGAGAGGTTGTTGCAAGCGTTCGTGGCGTTTCAAAGCTCATTCATAATTTGTTTATTGGCTCAACATTCTTAGAACCTATCGAGAGCGTGTGGTCAATGGCAGGTGCAAAGGTTGATGATGCACTGAAATACAACAATAGCAATGTGGTGTTTATTGAGGAACATGACGCAACACAAGATACCTACCATTCACTCCTATTTAACGTCAGTGGTCTTGCGCCGAATACAGCCTATACCATTTCGGTAATGGTGCGCACAGATAATCTTGCTTCATTCACAGGTGGTAATAATGGTGCTGTGTTAGAGGTGGCGCAAACAACCAGCGGACAACGCAAACGGCTATTCGACCCTATCTCTATTGTCCCACTTACGGCAAACGCATGGGAAAAGGTGGAACACACGTTTACAACGCCGTCTACACTTACATCAGAAGTGGTGGAGGTGAAATTCATGCTGTTGCGTAATGGTCGCTTGTGGTTATCGCAGCCCATGATGAACCAAGGAAGCGTGGCAGCCGATTACACAGCAAACGTTAAGGATATTCAGTTGTCATTGGCGCAAATCAAGGTTACAGCAAATACTATCTCACAATCCGTAACTGACCTATCGACAGGGTTAGAGAGTGTTGGCATACACCTTAGCGGCACGGAAAAGAAGATAACGCTGCACGGTGATACAGAAATTGTGGATGCAAGTGGCAATCATGTAGCAATGTTTAAGGATGGTAAGATTTCGACAGACACCATCGATGCGGACAAGATTGTGGCAAAGGGAATACAAAGCAAAACCATTGACGCAAAGGATGCCACGTTTGAGAATGTGAATATCGGTGGGAAAACAACCATGAAAGGAGTATTGCAACAAGCAACAGCTTTCAATGGTGACTATACAGCTGCAAATGTGTTTTTCTTACCAGCCATTACAACGGACAAACAAATAATCCTCACGCAGGAGTTGAGTGATATTGGAAAGGTTATCAAGTTCTATAATAGTTCTGACTTCGGAGGTGGTCGGTATTTAATTCGCATGAGCCAGTTTTCCGTTGGTGTTGGTCTACATGTAAGCACTGGGAGATATATTGCGATTGTTGACCCGCAGGAGAGTATAGAGATTACTTGTTTCTCATCTGGTGATAATCAAGGTGAGTGGACAGTCACTGGGCGATTTGGCGTTGACCAATTTAAAAAAGGAGGGGCAAAGGGTCGTTTTCCACGTGTCCTTGCTATGGGGACGGTTAATATTAAAGACAAAGGAAATACAATGGACTTATTAACCACTACTTACAACGATATTATATCAAATGGTATGACGTTGTTAGAGAAACTAAGCAATAACAGCTTTAAAGTAAAACTCAATACGAAGTTTATCAAAAGCGGATATAGAGTTATGCTTTCATGTCGTGGGGGCTATTTTGACACGTCAAATGGAAGCTGTTACATCCCAACTGCAACATTATCCGAAAGTGGTGATGACTATTTTATCGTCGTTACAGATGCGCAAATGAATATGTATACCACGGATATGGATGGTATAACACATATGTATCCCAAAGGAACATTGCCTTCATGGTCTGTTGATTTTATCATCTTCGCTCCTGAATGGAGCTTTAATTCAGGAGAAAGCATTAGAGGTGGAATAGAATATGGAGGTGATGCTGGCAATTAAATAACATTCAAAACAAATATAGATTATGAACAGATTTCTCAATTTCCTCACCACGTCAAATCGCCATAAGCACTTGCTCGGCGGCGTGGTGATTGGTGTGCTTGCCAACACGCCCTATTGTGCAGCCTATGCAGGGGTAGGTGTTGCGAGCGCATTAGAGTTAAAGGATAAGCTGTGGGGAGGTAAACCCGATGTCGTGGACTGGGCAATGACCATTATTGGCGTGGCGTTAGGTTATGGCTTGCGCATGGCGAGTATTCACATTCTAACAGGAGGGCATGTATGATGGACGTAGTAGCCTTTGAAGCCAGCCCTGCATTCCTCCATAGCGTAGCGGTACATTTGCTTGTGTGCGTGATAATGTGGCTATTGGTGATTGCCGCTATTGGCACCGACCTATGGGATAGGGTCTACACGCAGAAGAAGCTGCACAAGCCTTTGATGAGCCACCGCATTAGGCTCACCATAGACAAGGTAGGCGAGTATTGGCGTTTCTTGGTGATTGCATTTATCATCGACGCTGTGGTATTCATTGCTTGCACTCTGCTTAACTTGCGCAGCCTACCTATTGTATCAATGCTTTTCGCTGTGGTGGAAATCGTCATCGAGGTTAAGTCGTTGGTAGAACATGCTCGAGAGCGCAAGTCACAGGTAGCCGATATTGACCAATTAGTACGCACCATTGTCACCGCGGCAAGTGACCACGATGCGAAGCAGGCTATCAAGCAGGTGGCCGAATATATAGGAGAAGATAAGGATAAAGAAACGATTAAAGAGTAATAATTATTATGGAAGAAGTAAAGATTGGAACGCCCGAACAACCTGTTCAGGGTGAAGTAAGAATTAATGAAAAGAGTGATTTCCCTTTGGCTGTTCGTCTTGTGCGCGATGGGCAGGAGCAACCATGGCCACAGGTTGACTTTAGCTTAAAGGCCTCCGTTGATGGATGTTTTAAAGAATTTCGTGCGAGCCGTGTAGGTGAGGTGTTCACACATTGCCGTGTGGATGGCGACCGCTTGCTGGTGTTCTTCGACAATCACGGATTGAAAAATGGTCTTGTGCGCGTTGAGGTGACATTCAGTTATCCCGATAGCGATTACACCACCGATGGACTTCGGCAAGAAACCTTTTCGGCCACATCGAATATCCGCCTTGTGAAAGACAGCGGCGATGCGTTGTCGCTGAAGCTACCCGAGCCAAAGGTAGTGGAAAAAGTGGTGGAGAAGATAGTGCATGATGGCGGCACACCATTGCCCGAAGCTATGAAGGCCTTTACGGAAGCAATCCAAAAAGCAAATCTGCATAATGCCGATGCTGGCACAATGAGCCTGTTCAATGATGTTGGCGACCCACGTGAGAGCATGGCAGCCGAAGCACTGCTACAATCCGACCCATCTGTGCTGCAAGGTAATAACCTATCCCAAGCATTGATGGGTGTATGGAGTGCGGAAGATAAAACTCCATATCAGAAGATGTGCTATGCGGAATTGGCGAGGTTATATCTGCAATGTGGGGTAGCATCTTTCAACATTTTGGATTGTCAAAGCATGTTCTCTGAATTTTATGCCACCGACCTCCAACTTGTGATGCGCAATAAGACAGATTTTCAGAATATGTTTATCGGCGCATACATCAATAGACTTAGTATCTATCTAACTGGTAACTTCGATATATCGGTTGGTATGAATACCCAAGTTGACAGCAATTCTTCGCATGAAGACTGGGTGAACTATCGCTCCCTTGACTCGAGTAGCAATATGACATCGCCTTCATATGGTGGCCGTATTCAATTTTTTACAATAAAATTCGACGCTGACAAGATGGAACAGGCCATCACGATGATAAGTAAGCTGGGCTTTGGCGTGGTGGAATACATCATTATCGAGCATGAGGGCGACATCAATGTGAGCAATTTTGCGCAGTGGCTACTCGAAGCCTTGCCGCCATACACCGATACGGAAAAAGAGATAAAGACGCGTGAAGGACTGCCACTACATCCGTATCTCATGGCAAAGGATGACAATTTAACCCACGCGTTGAGTGCCCTTTCCACAGAGTTCATGGCAAAAGGATATATCAGCTAATCACTACTCCAGCCCATCAGATAATGCTCACCACATTTCGGGTGGGCTGGAGGATATAAAGAATTAGATTTATGGCACATTTCACATTACAAGAATTAGTACAATCACCCACGGCGGATAAGCTGAAAATCAACAATCAGCCAAACGCCATGATACGTGTACACCTCACCGAATTGCTCGGCATGTTAGAGGCTATCCGTATTGAGTGGGATATATATTGCACACAGCATGGACTTGGCACGTCGGCTATCCATGTGACAAGTGGCTATCGCTCGCCAGCCCTCAATGCCGCAGTAGGAGGCGTGAAGAACTCGGCACATACGCTTGGTTATGCCGCTGACCTCCAACCCGTCAATGGCAGGCAGGAAGACTTTGAGCGATTTATGGCGGAGGTCTTTTCAAAGAAAGGCTACATGTACGACCAAATCATCATTGAGAAGAGTAGCACGGCGCGTTGGGTGCATGTGGGGTATAAGAATGCCGTCGGCATGCAGCGCCGGCAGTGCTTCAAATTAGAGGTGTAATAGTATGAATGTAGAAGATATGATTAAGCAAATGTTCGTCGGCCTCCTTTTGGCCACATTGCTATTGGTGTTGTCGACATTGCAAGGGTGTAAGGCAAAGCAGATAGTCGTGCCAGAGTTCCACAGCGTTATCGTTAATCATCATGATACGATTACTCGTCATGATAGCATTTATCAGCGCGAGTTCGTGGATAGATACATCAAAGGAGATACCATTTATCTCACGCGGACAAAGGTTGATTATCGCTATCGTACCTTGTTCCGTACACGATGGCGCGATAGCCTACGTGTGGATAGCATTACGAGGATTAAGGAAGTGCCAGCCAAGTTAACGCGGTGGCAAAAGGTTAAGCAAGATATAGGTGGATGGGCAATGGCGGCATTGTCGGGAGCAGTTCTCGCGGCCGTTGTATGGCTCATCTATCGAGGAAAGAAGATAATTCGTTTTTAGCTTATTGTTTTTGTTAGTTTATTGATTATCAAACTATTCCGTCTGTTATGCGTGAGCACAGCAGGCGGTTGTTTTTGTTATAAACGCAAAAAAGTGGCGAACCATTGCAAAATATGCAACAGCTCACCACATCCGTTATGCTGTAAATTCAGCCTTTTTATCCTTTTCACTTTCATAAATCCACATGAAGTCACCACGTGTGTTCCAACGTTCTTTTGTTTCGTTGGTATAGAGATAGCCTTTGCTATAAAGGAACGATTTAGTTTGTCCGTTACGATAGATAAGCACACGTCTTCGGTTTCTTGGTACATCTTTTGACGTATTCCAGTTCCGTTTCATACTATCATCAAGTTCATCATATGCCGCCACTTGTCGTTGATACATCTTCTCGGGATTGATGATGGTCATGCTTATGGCATCACGCCCTGCGCGGATAATATCATCTTTCACGATTTCGTCTTCCATCTGTTCAAAGCACTTAATGGTATCATGTATCCACGAGGAAATGAAATTATATGCTGCAATGCACGATGTATGTTCAAGTGCGCCACCGAACGCAATACCATTTGTATCATGCGACTGCTTAACAATGGCTTCAAAGGTATCTTCGGCCATATAAATGATGTTTGCCGCTGTCACCATTAGTGCGTATGTTTCGGCCTGCTTTTGTTCAATCCCATGCCGACTAAATACAAGATACATGGCATATCGTAGCTTTTCGATATTATCCTTTACATCGTCCCACACCTGTACGGATAGTTCCTCAAAATATTCAGGAACTGCATAATAGCTTTTCATATAACCAATGCACTTACGGATGGATGTTTGTAATTGACGGAACTTTTTCTTGTTCTCAAAGCGATATTTTCCGTTCTGTTGCAAGTTAGCTTCAAAGAGTAATAACATATTATCAGCTGCGATAAGGAATGGGAAGTAGAACTCCGCCATAAGTCGTTTGCACATTGTAAATGCAGTAAAGAACTCATCTTCCGTAAGGTTCTCTTTCACCCACATGTCGCAACACTTGCCAAACATGGTAACGCTAACGCACTTTTGACCTACGTAGTTCATTTCTTATCACTCTTTGAGAATGTAACACGTAGAATTAATGCTATAAAAGCCACGATTGCAGCAATAGCGATAGTACCAATCAGCATGAGTGATGGCATCCATATGGGGGAGAACACCCACCACCATGAAATATCTAACTTCCCTGCCTGTTTAAATACTGCTAAGGTAACAACGAGCAAGGGGAAGAACACCATGCAAGTGTTTGTAAAATCTCTATTCATAATCCGAAATCGTTATAAAGTTCCTGTTTAATTTCTTCAAAATCTCTGTTGTCGTGTTTTGCGTCGAGTTTAGCGATTTCTCGTAGCCGCGCACGCACACAACGTTTAAAATGTGTCCTATCGAGCGAACGTGCTGCATTCACCCAATAGGCACGTTGTTCTTTATATTCCTGTTCTGTCATTTTGTGTCGTTTACAAATTCTAATTCCTCTTCGGGCAATTCAACTTCCCATGGGTCGGCTTCATTCCCCTCAAAATCAAGGTATGCTGTTCCTCTGCCTTTTTCTATATCATCAAGTAGAGCGTGCAATCCAACAACGATCATAGGGAATTTATCATGCGTGCAGCATACGTGGTCGCCAATTTTTAAATCTGTTATCTTCATTCTCCTATCTCCTCTTTCAGTTTCTTAATCATCATATCAGCAATTTTTACAGAACGTGTTACTGCTAATGTAAAGCTATAATTATTTTGATAAGATTCAAACAAAACAGGGGAAGCCAAAATACCATTCATAGCTTCTTTCGCTAATTCGTATCGGCGTTGTTCCCAATCAATATCATTTTCCATAAAATCAAGTTCACTCTTATGATAACTTTCTTGCTTATCTTTGCACCACCAATAAGTTTCATCAACGGCAGGGTTAGGGTGAGTAGTAAACTTTACGTCTACTATCTCACCTGTGTCTTTTACTTTTGCTTTCATAAATTATTCTCCTATTTCCTCATGAAATTTCTTTAGTACTTCCTTCACACGTTTTGCAGCTTCTTCTGTTTGCTCTTCGGTTCTGAAATGGTTGAAAGCATCCCAAACTTCGTTGTCAAAAGCACTATAAGCTTCGTCTATATTTCTAACTACCAACTTAGCATCAAAAAAGTAGTAATTTTCACCTTTCTTTGCTCTCCATCTAATCTTTTCAACTTTCTTTTCTTCTGCGTTCCATTTTAGCCCTTGCTCTCTCATTTTATCGAATAAGATTTGCTTTTCTTTCTCTGTGGCGAGGCGGAAAGAAGTACTAAACCAATAATTATTTGGGAAATTTGCAGTATTATAATGGGACGTAAACTGACCACAGCCTTTGTCTTCTTTAAAAATGAGAACAGTTCCCATTTTTGAAGTTAGTATATCTCCGTCCTTAAACCCCCGCACTTCCTCCTTTCCCTCTTTCTCAATAACAACCTCGTTGCCGTTGATTTGCGCCCTGCAACCTTCAGGTATAGTGATTTTATCACCTGCTTGTAATTCTACTTTCATAGTTCTTTCTTTTATTATTATAGTTGTATTAAT